AGAATCCAAGTTTAAAGAAGATGTTTTTAACTACCAAATACAACTACAGCAACTTAGGAAAGAAGTGAGTAAAGCAAGTAATGAAATGCGAGAAAGGTTTGTAGATGCATATTGCGAGCATGGTGATGCTCGTAGAGCAGCCTTAGATGCAGGTTACAAGGAAGGTAAATACATCAGTAATCAGGCATGTAATTTAAAAAGGCAGTTAGGTTCACAGATTCAGAAAAGGATGCAAGAGAAGTTTGTAGATCACACACCGAATGCATTTAAGGCAATGAAGGAATTAATGTCAGATTCACTTTCAGATACTGTCAAGTTTCAGTGTGCAAAGGATTTAATGGATCGAGCAGGATTTAAGGCAACAGATAAATTAACAATTGAAGAGGACAAGAAGACAGTACCTGAGTTAGAAGCAGAATTAGTGAGTTTAGTAGGCAGAGATAAAGCCAACTTACTACTTAATAAAAAACCTGTATCAAAGGCTACTAATGCTAATCCTGCTAATTTGGAAGAATCTGGATGGATTGACAACAAACTGGAGAAGCATGAGTTATCAGACACTCTTAACTGATCAGTTGGCTCAAGGAAGCTGCTGATCTAAGGAGGGGTAGGGTTACTTCCTCTGGCCTTACCTCTCCGACCACTGAATATGGAACCTTGGGCAGCAAAAGTACCAGAACTAGCAAACAGGATACAGAAGCTTGGAGTTTCAGACCGCAGTAAGTCGCTTAATTTAGCAAGATATGTGTATCAGGCATTGAATGATGCAAAATTAAGCGGTAATTCGAATAAGAAGGAGTTTGTAAATGCATTAAGGGATATGGGGGAACGTGCATTAAAGGAATCTAAGAGCAAGAAACCTTTAGCAAAGATCACTCATACAGCAATGCGAGAAGTCTGGTTACAGATTGAGAATAAAGCACCACCTAGTGTACAGAAGGATAAGTTTATTCAAGGAATCAGGAACAGAATCAGTCAAGACATCATCAAAGAGAACAAGATTGTTGAATTAACAAATGCAGGACACACAAGAGGAGCAAGAGAACGGTCTAACATTGATACACAAGATGTTTATAACAAACAGTTTGAAGTAGAATCAAACAAAACAGCAGGATTAAGACCAGATCAGGTTCCTAACAAAGATAAATTAGTAAAGAAGCAACCTCAAAAGACTAATGTTTCGTCAAAACAAGGAATTATGTGGGATAGAGCATCTTCATTTGGAGTAGATCCTGAAGTTATGGAGCGTTCTATCAGAAGATCCAAGTTTGAGTCAGGAACACATGAGTTATCAAAGTTTGTTAAAGGAAAACAGGTTGAATATAAGAAGAAATTCAAAGGTGGAGGTAAAAAGCAAGACTTTGCAGGACTTGGTGCAGAAGTTTCAGGACAAAAAATCTTAGAATGAGTGATTTAGAAAAAGCCGTAGGCATTTTAACAGAAATAACAGAACGTAGATCCACAAATCGGATTTACGATTATGATCCCTACGGCTACCAAGTGGAGTTTCATAAAGCAAGGGATATGGGTAAGAAAAGAGCTAAACAAAGGCTCTTGATGGCAGCAAATAAAGTAGGAAAAACTTATTGCGGTGCAGCAGAATTAGCAATCCACGTTTTAGGAGACTATCCCGATTGGTGGGAAGGGCATAGATTTGATACTCCAGTTAAGGTTTGGGCAGCAGGTAATACAACTGCCAATACAAGGGATATAGTCCAGGCAGAGCTTCTAGGTGAGCCAGGAGACTTGGAAGATTGGGGTAAGGGGTTGATACCGAAAGATAGAATAATTCACACAGACAGGCTTCCAGGCATCCCTAACGCTATTTCTGCAGTTACAGTCAAACATAAGTCAGGAAAGAATTCTAAAATCTGGTTCAAATCCTACGAACAAGGAAAAGAACAATGGATGGGTAAAGCAGTCGATATTGTCTGGTTAGACGAAGAACCTCCTCAAGATATCTATTCTCAAGGTTTAAGAGCTACTTTAAAAACCCAAGGCTTGATATTCATGACATTCACTCCTGAAAAAGGCATGACTAATACGGTTGCCCAATTCATGAATGATCTTAAACCAGGACAACAGCTTTATCATGCAACATGGGATGATGCACCACACTTAGACATAGATACCAGAAATGAAATCCTTGCTGCCCTTCCACCGCATGAAAGAAATATGCGATCAAAAGGGATTCCTATCCTTGGTTCAGGATTGGTTTACCCAATTGACGAAGATGCTATCAAGATACCTTCATTTCCAATTCCAGAATACTGGCCCAGAATCTGTGCAGTCGATTTCGGATGGGATCACCCATTTGCATGTGTATGGGTTGCATGGGACAGAGAAACGGATACGGCTTATGTTTACGACACCTATTCTATTAGGGCTGAAACACCTGTTACTCATGCCCATTCGATTAAGTCTAAAGGTGCTTATATTCCTTGTGCATGGCCTCATGATGGTATGCAACACGATAAAGGATCTGGTGAACCTCTTGCTCAACAGTATCGGAGGCTTGGTGTTAATATGCTTGGTTCTCATTTCAGCAATCCTGACGGGGGTTTTTCTGTTGAGCCAGGTATTATGGATATCCTTCAAAGAATGCAGTCGGGCAGGTTTAAAGTCTTTGAACATCTTTCCGACTGGTTCGCAGAAATGAGAATGTACCATCGTAAAGAAGGAAAGATCATCAAAGAACGTGACGATATCATGTCTGCAACAAGATATGCTGTTATGTCTTTACGCTATGCAACCATTCATAAGGAAATCCCTAAAATGGAGTTTGCTATAGGTACTCAAGATCACGAATACCAATACTTTGCTGCTTAAGAATAAAGGAATATATGGCATTTAATTTACAGGCTTTTCTAAAAACAAAAGAAAAAGGAGCAGCACTAGGTTTAAAGGGAGATGATTTACAGGCTTACCTCGGATCAGAATTCTTTGATACTTATGATGATGACTGGGATAGTAAACCAGTAGGGCCACCTAAGACCACTACGGCTAAACCACCTAAGACTACCATTGCTCAGTCTGCACCAAAGGATGCTGGAACTAAGCCTAAGCCTAAGCCTAAGCCTAAGCCTACTTCCACATTATCTGATAAAGATAAGTTAGCTTTGAAAAGGTTAGGTGGTCTTTCTGGGGGTATTAGTTTACCTAATGTTGATCTAGGAAGTGTTAGTCAAATTACAGAAACTATTAAAAAAAAGGTTACTGCTACAGATTTGTCAGGTGGGCATAGTCTTAACACTACTCAAGACTTATCAGGTGGGCATAGTCTCAATACTACTCAAGACTTATCAGGTGGGCATAGCCTTAACACTGAACAGGACTTATCAGGTGGGCATAGTCTCAATACAAAACCATTTGGTAATAAACCACCAAAAGCTAGTACAGATTTACTCCAGGAAATAGGAGATGCGGACCAATTTGATATACAGGCTTTTCTTGCTCCATATTTAGAAGCAGCTAAAAAAGGTCTTCCACCTCCCGGAGTTACGTGGGATATGCCTAAAGTTGATCTAGGAAGTGTTAGTCAACTTACAGAAAAGGTTAAATCAAAAGCTGGAGAAGGACTAGAGTCTATTAGTGATGCAGGAACTACAGTTACAGAACAAATAAAAGAGGGAAAAGAATCTATTAATGATGCAAAAACTTTTGTTGACAAACAAGTAGACGAAGGGAAAGAGTCTGCCACAGAATTCATAGATACACTAAAGACAAAAGCGACGGCACCAAGGCTACATCTTTCTAAAGACGAATTATTACAACAACTCCACGAAACGATTAAACAAAAAATTGATCTAGGAAGTGTTAGTCAACTTACGGAAAAGGTTAAATCAGAAGTTGGAGAACTCACAGAAAACATCGAAAATACTGATATTACAGATCCCCAAATAAATACAAATCCATTAGGAGATACCAAGGTTGATCTGGGAAGTCTCAGTCAATTCACAGAAAAAGTTAAAACAGATGTCGGTGGGGGATTAGAAGAACTAAAGGAAAATATTGATACAACCTATAAAGGTTCAGATTTGAACATAGGTTTGGAGAATGTTCAAAAAGAAGGACAAAAAGCAATCACACAAGTAAAGCAAGAAGGTCAAAAGCTCTTAACAGGTGATTTTAATCTAGAAAATGCAGTAAAAGGGACTATCAGTGGAATAGAGGATACTTATAAAGGATCTGATGCACATTCTGTCTTACAACAAGTTGAAGACTTTGTTAAAGATCCTACTAAAGGTATAAGAGACTATGCTGAAGATGTTAAAGAAGAAGGGGAAGCAGTTGTAACACAACTTCAAAAAACAGGAAAAAATATAGAAACAACAGGTCAAAATATTCTGGGAGCCTTTGAAGATACTTTTAATACAGGAATGAATGTTTCCACTGCATTGGGTTCTAATGCAGCAAAACAGGTCATGAAAGCTAAATCAGATCTTTCTTCTGCTCTTACTTCTGCATTTGGAAG